TGCCAACTCTGAATATATCGAATAATCCCACAACCATCCCTCCTTAGTTCGTAAAAAATATAAATTAATTTAAAATACGTAGTTCAATTAATCGCTTATGATATCCGGTCATTCTGGATATCTGTTCAATAGTAAACTCCCTGTATTCATTCGGCAGCAACAAATTTCATCACTGCAAATGGTTCAAAATAAATGATATAGTTATCAACATCAACACATATACCATACTTAGACCTGTAACACTGTATAGCTTCTCTCAGGTATTCTTCTGTAGCATCCAGAAACTCTGCCATCTCATATAGGTTCCTGCATCCGGCTTCGTATGCTCTGATCAGACCGGTTAATCCAATTTTTAGATTGTATCCGTAGAACCGTGCGCGATATTCCTGCTTGCGGTTCATAATGTCGGTCTGGTCCAGAATGTTACCGGAAGTAGTATAGTGGTGTCCAAGCTCCTCAGCCAGGACACAGGACTTCTCGGTCTGGGTTTCTATGTTACTTCGAATTGCAATCCGTTTACCATTGAGTAAACCATCATGATTGATAAGATTTTGCTCTTTTACATGTAATCCTTCGTGATCGGCAGCAGTTAATAGTTGTTCATAAGTCAAATGACATCAGTCCTTACATTAAATTAAGTAATTTATCGAAGCCAATCTGATGGTATCTTTTTAAGTTTAGCATTATTCCAGTGAATTACTTTTCCTCCAATAGTTACAGTCTCAAATTCACCGGTTACAGGATCAATAATATTTTTTAAAATGCCAATTCTACAATCTCGATTTGTATTTTTTAAAGAAGTCATTTCATAACACCAGTCACCTTCCTTCGGCTCTTCATAAGGAACATATTTCATCGTAGAACACAGCAAGTCAGTTAATGTATCATGAATTTTATTGATTTCTTCGTTTTTAACGTTAGACATATTACTCCTCCTTACATTAAATAAGCGCATACTTTTAAATTCTTCCTATTTCCACAAAGAATCATCATTCATAATATCAATATCATGCTGAACACCTTCCGGTGTCTGCACAACGTCTGTACGGGTGTGAGCAGCAAGAACATCTTCCTCCATCTGTTGGGTGGAGAGAAGCCCCTTTGTGTAAGAGACTACTTTTCCCTTGTTAGTCGAAGATAATTGATTATATAAGTCCAAAAACCTAGCGGTATACTCCGATATACGCTGATAACATCCTTCCTGATCCGGTTTCTGATAATCAATAACGAGAGGAGATGAGGAGTCGATTTTGTCAGATATAAGCTGCACAGGCTGTTTTTTGTCAAGCATTTTTAATAAAGTATCTAAATCAATTCCCATTCCAGAGGCAACTTTTGCCATAGAAGGTAGAGTTGGAGAAATAGGTTTATTATTTCGAGGATTAATATTGTTCTCGAGCATAGAAATATAACCTTTACTAAGAGAACATGCATTTGCAAATTCACCTAATGTAATATTATTATTCTCTCGATAGTTTCTTATGATATCTCCTAAAGTCATGATCTGCCTCCCTTTCTATTGTTTAGTATATTGTACAACATGTTGAAAAAATAGTCAACAAAAATGTTCAACATACTTGACAACGCTAAAACTGAGTGATATTATACAAATAGTTCAACATGATGAACGGAAAGGAAGTGAATAAATAATGGGATACAAGATAAGAGAATGTAGAAAAGAAAGAAGTATGTCACAATGCGAATTAGCAGAGAAAAGTGGAGTATCACGCACAATAATTTCAGGATTGGAAAATGGTACAATAACAACGACAACAACAGATACTTTGCTGAAAATTGCTAAAGCGCTTGATAAAAAAGTTGCAGATATTTTTTTTGAGGCGTAGTTCAACATGTTGAATATACAATGTTAAAACCAGAAGGAGGCGAGTTGAGATGAATGATTCAAAAGAAGAAATCGAAAACCTGCGTAAGCAGATAAACAGGTTAAAAATCAGCTTAATGTTTACGCAGATATCAACGATTATGGTTACCATTATTCTTGGATATCAGTGTCTTCGGTCGATTCAGAATTATCATTATCTGCTTCAACAGGTGAGCATGTGTCTTGAGTCGGTGAACACTGTTTATTCAGCTCTTCGACAGTTTTTTTCAATTCTTTGATAGTTTCGGCTTCACTGGAAGATGACGTATCTATATTGTGAAGTAGCTGTTGTAACATTTCATTTTGAGCATGTTGCAGTTCAAGCTGAGATTCTTCAATTTGCATTTGATTAATTTGTTCTGTTCGTGATGAATTGGACTGAGCAATTGCAATGGAAATTGTAAGAATTGTGCTGATAATCAGGTCAATAAGAGCCAGTAAAAAGGAAGTTGGCATTTTTATTCTGTTATTTCCAATAGGAATATACACAGAATCAGGTAGCTCATAAGTTTTAACAGTAGTGTCGTCAACAATTACAAAATCGTCTTCTGGTAATCCACCGAGATCTTCCGAGTAATTGGATAAATCTGAATGGAAATGTAATTCAGGAGGTAGATTCAAAAATTGTTTTTGAAGTTCCAGAAGAGACAGTGATTGCTTTAAAGACTCATTTAAATTGTTATATACACCAGTAGTTATATTTTCCCGAATAGTAGCAGTCATAATTTCAGACATTTTGGAGAATGATTCGGTCAACGACGCAACCATGGTGGGCGTGTATAACTGAAAAATTTGTCTATAGGGTTTTACTATTTCTTCCTGCAGCTGATGTATACGAGAAGACAATGAGTCAGGTGGAAGAATAATTTGGGAATATCCAGAATAAGCACGCTTAATTTGATTTAAAGAATTTTGCAAGTTTTGTAGTTCTGGATTTAAGAAAGGGTTATTTTTTTGATCGTTTTTCATAGAAACCTCCTTGGTAAATATTCAGGCATGGCAGTGCCCTGTGAATAAAGTATAAGAGCTGAGAACATAAAAAACAATATGCACAAGATGATTCGACAGATATCGAGAAAACTTGATAAGTAACCATAATCATAAGAATTTCATACCATATCACAGGGAGGTGAGGCCGTGAAGAAGATAGAGTTTATTACCAGAATACAGGTTAATGGTGTAAAAGAGGAGGTATCAGGTGCAAAAGCATCTGAGATTATCCGAGAACGTGTGGAAAACGCATTGCAGGCAATGAACTATGAGAAGAGAGCTGCCGGATAAGGGCGGCAGGGGGGACAAGCATGAGAAAGATATGGATCATAAGATTCTCTGACGGAACAATCGGCTCCTGCTACGGCGCCCGATCGGGAGCCGCGGAGATAGCAGAACTCCGGAAAGAAGATTATGGAGGATCCTACACGATGGAGGGAGAGATATGACAGAAAAACAAGTCAGCAGATACATAGATCTGGTACACAGAAGAACGTACATTCTTACACATAGTGGAGTCGACTGGAAACCGGAGTATGCTTCTGAGACGGAACAGATCGACTGCGAACTGGAAATATTACGTCCGCTGGTGGAACAACTCAGAAGTAAAACTGCATAGGAGGGAGGTGAGAATGATGGCGAGAGAACTTAACATTTCCCTGATTATAGGGATTGTTGTGGCAATCCTTCCGGTATGGCAATGGGATTCCGGAATAGAGCTTCTGATCAGCGTTTTTACGATCACGGGAATTGCATTTGGAATAATCCTGTGGTTGGAGGATAAGAAGACAAAGAAAAAGAACCCCACAGCGGCAACTGTAAAGGTTCGGTAATTAAATGGTGCTGTATGAAATAACAACTATATTTAGTATATCATACAGCGCCTGAAAGTCAAGATGCAGGCAGGAACCACCTGCTATATTTTTGACCTTTTTTTGAGAGCTACAGAGGTATCAAGTACCTCTTGGGAGCTCGATTAAGCGTATTAGAGTTACGACAGAGGTGCTTATGAGATACAAGGTACTATGCGGATACATAAGGCAGAGATGGGACTGTGGTGACACAGTAGAGATTGAAGAAAAACACACTGGGAAGTATGGAGCCAGAGGACAGACCAGAGAGAAGAAGAGGAAAGCCACTCCGGAAGAGATAAAAAAACATAATCAGTGGAAACGGGAAAGGGATGTCAGGAGGTTGATCAAGTGGAATTTCCGTGAGAGGGACTACTGGATCACTCTTACATATCCGAAAGATTACAGACCGACGTGGGAAGAAATGAAGGACCATGCCGGAAAACTGGTCAGAAAGATGCGAGAAAAATATAAAAAACAGGGATGGACCTTAAAGTACATATACCGTCTTGCAATCGGATCCAGAGGCGGCCGACACATCCACATCCTGATTAATCGTGAATCCAATGAAAAAACGGCTACAGATCTGATAATCACAGATCTCTGGGAACAACAGTGGGGACACGGACATGTTAATTTCCGTACTACTTACAACGAGGGTGGATATAAGCAGCTTGCAGAATACCTCACGAAGCCCCTGGAAGAATGGGAACCAGACGAGGTTAAACGATATCATCCATCCAGAAACCTTATCCGCAAGGATCCTGAAGTTGACGAGATTAAAAGAAGAAGTTTGGTTGACTGTGATGGAACACCAAGGATGCCAAAAGCACCGAAAGGATACTATGTGGATCCGGAAAGCATCGAAGTCGGCATAAATCCGATAACTCATTATGCTTACCGCCATTACACGCTGATCAAGATTAAGAAGAGGGAATAAAACATGTGGAAAGTAGACATCTACCTGGAAACCGATAGTACATTCCAGGGAAAACGAGAAAGAAAATGCGGATATGTCCTCTCTGCTATGGTCGGAAACGAGGAAAAGACAAAGGAAAACTTCGGAATCTCGAAGGGGACATACCACCAGTCTGTCCTTATGGCGCTTATCGAGGCTCTTTCCAGGATGAATGTTTCCTCGGAAATCTGTGTACATACACAGGATAGCTATGTAGCGAGCAGACTTCTGAAACTGGAAGAGATGGCAGGAGAAGGCTGGCGAGATTCAAAAGGTGAACTGATCAAGAATGCTGCTGAATGGGAGCAGGTCTATCGTCTAATCCATGCTTTTCCGGAAGCACACAAAATGACCGCGAGATCTGAGAAACACAGTTATTCCACGTGGTTACAGGAGATGATGAAGAAGAATGAATGTGGAAGAATTATGGGGCAGGGCCTGGAGCCTGAGACCGGATCAGAATCCAATGACGATGGAATACCTGGGAGCGATAACCCGACAGGGAGTTGACTATAAGTATTACAGAGACGAAAGAGGTGAAATTTTATATGACAGCATACCAGAAGGAGGAAAACCGGAATGGATGCGAAAGGCCGATAGAGAAGCCAGAAAGAAACACGGAATCTATTATTAAAAAATAAAGAAAAAGGGGAAATACGTATGAGAACAATAGCAATCATTAATCTGAAAGGTGGTGTGGCCAAAACCACATCCAGTATCAATATTGCCTATATCCTTACCACACGTGGATATAAGGTTTTACTGGTGGATAACGACAAGCAGGGAGACTGCTCACGTGGATTAAACCGCCGCACTTCAGATGGAGACGGTATTGATCGGATCATGACAGATCGCCATCCGGATATGAGCCATCTGATCCATAAAACTGACTATGAGGGGCTGGACATCATCACCGCAAATCTTGGCCTTCTGACTGCGAACATGGAAGTGACCATGGATCGTGTGCGCCCGCAGCAGAACCGACTGAAAAAAGCATTGCAGCAGGTAGCTGATCAGTACGATTTTTGCGTCGTAGATAATGCTCCGGATATCAATATCTCTGTGATAAATGCACTGACAGCCGCGAATGACGTCCTCATTCCTGTAGAAGTAGACGATAACACCCTGGAAGGCATGAACGAGCTCCTGGACCAGATCCAGGAAGTGAAGGAAGAACTGAATCCGGACCTGCAGAACGTCCGCTGTTTTGTGAGCAAGTACCAGAAAGGGAACCAGGCACACATTCAGGGAGCAGAGATCATCAGAGAGCAGTATCCGGCTATGGATACAACAATCCGCTTTTCTGGTGTAGTGGCAAGGAGCACATTCATGCGTATGCCGGTGGCTCTTCACAGCTCCCGATCAGCGGCAGCAGAAGACTATGAAGCACTGGTTACGGAGTACTTGAATATGATCGGAGGTGTACAGGATGGCGAAATTTGATCTCAAAGGAATGCTCTCTGAGCGTTCTGCACAGGAAATAGACCTTCCGGAACAGAAGACGGTCTATCGCAATCCGGAAGACTTGATCCCTTCTAAGGATAATTTTTATTCAACGGAAGACACAGAGAAACTAAAACAGTCGATCAGAGCACTGGGAATCCTTCAGCCACTCCTGATTGAAGAAAGAGACGGAAAAGATTACCTCCTGGCTGGACACCGGAGAAGAAAGTGCTGCCTGGAGCTGATCAAGGAAGGTCTTGAACGATTTAAAAGAATCCCTTGCGTATACAAACCAAAGATTGAATTGAGCGCAGAAACCGAGACAGATGAGATTGTCCGGAAGATGGTGATCATCCAGTCCAACACCTACCGCGAGAAAACTGACTGGGAGAAGATGACGGAATCCCTGCAGATGGAAGAACTGGTCAAGGAACTCCGCGAAAAGACAGATCTTGAAGGTAAGACCAGGGAAATCGTATCAGATCTCATCGGAGTATCATCCACCCAGATTGGAAGATATCACAGCATTAGCTCAAATCTTTCCGGAGAACTGATGGACGCATTCAAACAGAATAAGCTGAACGTATCCACGGCAGCGGAACTTGCCGGCTTGAACGAGAAATATCAGAACGAAGCTTGTAAGCTCCTGTCAGAAGCCGGGCAGGTTACATTGAATGCAGCGAAACTCCTGAAAGCGCAGCAGGAACAGGAAAGAGATATTCCCGGGCAGATGACTATAGATCAGGCACTGCATCCTCATAAGACGGAAGAGATTAACACTCCTGTTCCGGTGGACATCCAGATTGACCGGTTCTACGAATCTCTCCGGAAGAACACAGAAACCTATGTGAAGAAATCAGATCTGAATATGACTACATACATGCTCAGCGCCCTGTACGGAACAGTACGTGTCCGAAACGGACACCTGAACTATCAGGGAAGTAAGGAAGGAATAATCTTCAATGTTGGTTCTGATCAGGAAGAACTGATGAGCTGGACAGACTTCTCGAAGAAATTGATCGAGAAATACGGAAAGAAACAGAAACCGGTCAAAATGGCAGCAGTGGACGAACCCGAAGAACTGACGATACAAGAAGTGATCACAATGTTCCATGATGAGTATCCAGAAATCTTTGCAAAGATGATGCGGGCAATCAGACCGGCAAAAAATAATCAGGAATCAGCATTTATGGCACAGAAAACACTTGCTCCAAACGGATTCCGTGGATTTAGTGGTCCGAGAATGATGAGCTGCGATTTTCGGAGCTTGTCAGCAGGCACGAAATTTGAATATAAAGGAAGAACACTGAATACAAGCTATAGATATTTAGCCAGTCAGGCGAGACTTGTGTACGATCCTTTTTCTCCAGAATTTGATGACTCGGAAGAACACTGCCAACTGGCAGCAGAACCACAAGACGAAAAGCAGCAGAGCGATATTGTTGAATCCGACAAAATCGAAGAACATTTTATTGAAGCCAACAAAACGTCTGGACATTCCGGTGACTCCACCGATATGCTTCCGGAAACGTGGCCGGAATTCTTGAAAGACATCCCGGTGCCGACAGATACAGAATTGATATGCTACCTGTATGACCAGGAGAAAGACCTCAAAAAGATGGTAGAAATTGAAAAAGAAGAGGGGTTGCCACACATGATGATTATGCGACAACGGATGGTTGTAGCTGGACTAAGACTTCTTAAAAAAATGATTGAGAATATGGAGAGATGATTGATGAGAAGAACAGAAATGGACAATATTATCGAAAACATGGCGGAGTACATCTGTGATCATATATGCCAGAAACCGAAAGAAATCACAGATGCGGAAAAACTGGAAGACTACTGTGCAGAAGAATGCGATATAGGAAGCCATATCTGTAATATCCTGAATCAGTACAACAAGATCAACGATTTTGAGGATTCTGAACTGTACAAGATAATGACAAAACACCGGAACATTGTCTTCTGCAAAGAATGCCAGTATAGAACATACCACGATACCAGCGGATTTGACTTGTGCCGGATTAGCACAGGACTGAGCGGATTTTTGGGAGAAGGTGACGGCTGCAGCAGAGGACTAAAGGTGTCCGAATCGGACACATAAATAACGGGTGCTATCTAAAATCACATATATCACACACAGGAGAGAGGAACTGTATAATCCTCTCTCCGGAAAGGAGCGAAACATGGATCAGGAAGGATTGATGTTTCCGAAAACACAGAAGAAACGAAAGAAAAGAATGAAACATCCCAGGAGCATCCTGCATGAGAAAAATGGGACATGTTATCTCTGCATGATACTAAATGGAAACCATAAGAAACATCTGCTCTTGGATGAGCATCATATATTTGGAGGACCCAACCGGAAACATTCCGAAGAAACTGGGATGAAGGTATGGCTCTGCCTGGATCACCACACAATGGGACCGCTGGCAGTGCACAACTGCCCGGAAACAATGAGGCTGATGCACAGGATCGGGAAGCAGGAGTACGAGAAGACACACAGCCGGCAGCAGTTTATTGAGACATTCGGTAAGAGCTATTTATGAGGAGTAAAAACATGAATATAAAAATATGGCCAAGAAAGAAGAATGACAAGGGCGGATATGCCTGTATGCCATTAAAGAAAAACGTGCCGGAGGGGCACGATGGATGGAGACTAACAACATGTCCTGAATGTGGCACAGAATGCTGGGAGTCACCATTGCTTAAAAGCATTGCAAAATCAGGAGTAATTCCAATGTGCACGATGTGCGCACTTAAGAAAGGAACTAAGAGATGACGGAAGATAAAACATGTAAAACCTGCATCGATAATGATAATGGATTCTGCGATCGGAAGGGAATCTTAGTTGAAGACGATGATCATTGCAGTGATCATAAATCCGACTGGAGAGAATCCATGATGCGTAATTTCCTGAGAGGGCACTGATATGGGGAGAACAGATCTTAGACCAGATATCACAAAAGAAGTTCTGGAAGAATACATACGAAAAGGTTATTCGCAGAACCGCATAGCGATAACTCTTGGTACTACCCAGTCGACCATATTTAACAAACTCAAAAAAATATGGTCTTCAGGTTCAAAAGACCAGACCAAGTAACTATGACGAAAAAGCTCTGATCAAACAGCTTCAGAACGGATGGACTACGGAGCAGATAGCGAGATACTTCGGCGTTTGCAACGGCACTGTTGGGAGCTGGATCAGTAAGAACAAGCTTGGAAAGTACAGAAAAGCATCACCAAAGAAATTTGATACCAAACTGTGCAGTACCTGTATATATGGCACAGGAAAGAAGACAGACATGGATAGATGCAATTACCTATCCATCACCGGTCATTCCCGAAACAAGGGCCAGCCAGAAGATGGATGCTCTAAATATGTGAAAGGAAGAAAAATACGTGAAAGAAAAGGAATGAAATTGTGAAAGGCGGTGGAGTTGAATGAGAGAAATTCTTTTCCGCGGAAAGCGGATTGATAATGGAGAGTGGGTGGTTGGACAATATGTAAATACATGTTATCCGGGAAATGGTAAGGAGACAGGGCACTTCATTGTCGTGTATCCAAATGAATACCATGAAATTTACACATCCACCCTCTGTCAGTTCACAGGACTTTGTGACAAGAACGGTAATAAGATTTGGGAAAATGATATTATCAAATATCATTTCGGAGAAAACTATGCTCCAATCAAATATGGATGCTATCAAAATTGTTTTGATTCTCAGAAAACAGAACATGTCGGATTCTATGTAGATTGGTCGGATGGCAAATGCCTTAGAAAAGATTTAGGGTATTGGATTAACATGGTAGACACTATGCCAGTTGGAAACATTTTCGACAATCCAGAGCTGTTACAGGAGGAACGCAGATGAGTAAATCAGTGTTAGTGATAAATACGCCAGAACGATGTATAGATTGCGAAATCGGACAGAATTATAGCAACATTATAGAAACCTGTGTTTCTTGCCCGATTGCAGGAAAGTCAGCATTAGACGGAGAAGCAGAATCAATCCCTGATTGGTGTCCATTGAAGCCACTGCCGGAGAAAATGAAAGTAACTGGGCTTTATAACGGCGAGTATTTCAAAGCGGGAGGCAAACTACCGAGCTATAAGATCGGCTGGAACGATTGTATTGATGAGATTACAGGAGGAATGGATTAATGGCATGTGCAAAGAAATGTGATAGATGTGGAAAACTGTATGAGCAGTACAATTCTAAAAACGATAGAAAAAATCCTAATGGGATCATGGTATTAAATCTGGATAGTCAGAGAAGATATTTCACACATAATGCTCTGGATTTATGTCCTGATTGTATGAAAGGATTTCAGGACTGGTTTGGAGAGGTAAAGTAGATGGAGAGATTAACATACAGCGGGACAAGAGAAGCCAATAACGCAGCTACCATACGGGAAATTATCAATAAACTTTGCGATTACGAAAACGCAGAAGAACAGGGCTTGCTTGTGAGATTGCCGTGTAAGGTTGGAGATGATGTGTATATCATTCCAAGTCCATCTGTTTATGGATTAAATATTATTAACGGATACGAAAATCTTAATAGAGTATATCATCAGCATGTCGGATCAATTACATTTGCTGATAGCCACTGGTATGCAACAAGCCGTGAAGAATATAAGGTTTACAGTGAAAAAGTGCTTAATGATATTGCTTTTGGAATAACTTGGTTTACTGATCGCGAGGAAGCTGAAAAGAAGTTGAAGGAGATGAGAGAATGATAGAAAGACTGAAACACTGGATATTCAAATCCAGAAAGAAGCACTGCAGATGCTGCTGTCTGACGTGTAAGTATTTCGAAGAATGCAAAAATAGGACCGTGAGGTGAGAGCATGGCATACAAAAACAGTGAGGGTTATCCAGATCCAACATCAGGAAAGGCAATCAAGGCAGCAGGACATATGCCAACACATATTTACAACGCATACACAGTCCTGAATAACACTGCCGGACTCTTGGGCTTAGAAATCACAGGTATCAGAGATAAGAAAACGAAGAAGGAATGGAAACGAGGAGGCTGACATCATGGATAAGAGAATTCTGGAAGAATACATAGATGCATGCGAGGTGACCAAAGAAGCAGAAGCAGAAATCCGTAAACTCGAATCAAAAAAGAATATCACAGCAAATGAGACTGTATCTGGAAGTAATCCGGAATTTCCTTACAACCCACAACACTTTAAAGTACAGGGAACGACATATTCTTACTCCGATGATGTCAGAATCAGACAGAAGAAAGAGATCCTGAGACAGAAGAAAGAGAAGGCTGAGCAGTTGAAACTGCAGGTTGAAGTATGGATGATATCAATCCCATTCCGGATGCAGCGGATTATTAAATACAAGATCTTCGAGGAAATGACCTGGCAGCAGGTGGCAGATCGGATGGGACGGAAGACTACAGAGGAAAGTGTAAGAAAAGAATTTAAAAGATTTTTTGAAAAAAATTAAAGTTTGTCCGTTTTGTCCGATATGTCCGCTTCAAAGATGTTATAGTATATCATGAACGAATTGGAAATAGCCAAGACGTTCAGTTTTCTTTTCTCATACGTATCTTCCGCATATAAGACATGATGAATCCCCCGTCCTGGTCTCTGGTGGTGCTCAGATCAGGACATCCCGGAACATAGCTCAGTGGTAGAGCAGCTGGCTTATATCCAGCGTGTCGGTGGTCCGATTCCATCTGTTCCGATTGCGTGATCCACACACGCAACTTTTTCATAGTAAATCTCCTTAAAGGTGCGGAGCTGGCAGCAGTTCCGCTTTTAAAATGTTCAGGTGTCCAATTCGGACACCTTTTTATATGCCAATTTTCATACAGCGTGCACAGCACCAGCACTCACATGCTTTAGGCAGAGGATTCACTGCGTGTGAGTGTTAGCGCACCTCCTTTCGGCATGGCGGCAATCGGCTGTCATTATGGTGCTGGCAGGACTGTATTTAAGAATAAATGAAAGAAGGTGAGCTTAAGTGACTGAAAAACAAAAGATATTTGCAGATGAGTACCTGATAGATCTGAATGCCACGAGGGCTTACCGGGTAGCATATCCATCTGTGAAGAAGGATGAGGTGGCAAGGGCTAATGCTAGTAGATTGCTAACAAATGCTAACGTCAAAAAATATATTTCTGAACAATTGGAGAAAATCCACAGCCAGAAGACGGCAGATGCACAGGAAGTGATAGAGTATCTTACTTCAGTTCTGAGAGGCGAAAGCACATCTCAGGAGATTGTTGTCGAAGGAATTGGCGATGGAATGTCCGAAGCACGCACTATGGAAAAGGGACCATCGGAAAAAGACAGGCTGAAAGCAGCAGAGCTGCTAGGAAAAAGATACTCGTTGTTTACGGACAAAGTAGAAGTCTCTGGCCTGGAAGAAGAGAAAAAGAAACTGGGAGATATCCTGGAACAGTTGCGTGGTGATGGGTAGTGAGCGAAGAACGACTGATACTATCAGAAAAGTATAAGGCATTTCTGAGGTGCGATGCCCCAGTTGAATTTCTTGAAGGGACTACAGCTGCCGGCAAAACGACAGTTGGTCTATTCAAGTTTATGTGCAAGGTTGCGGAATCGCCGAAGAAACTGCATATCTTGGCCGCGAAAGATACCGGAACAGCCGAAAAGAACATTATCAATAAAGATCTCGGGATCATTGACGATTTCGGAATACTAACACAGTACAATGGAAATGGCACAAAAGACGACAAGATACCACATATCCTGTTTCGTACTAATAAAGGCGATAAAGTCATCTATGTGATGGGATATGGAGATAAAAAGAAGTGGCAGAAAGCCCTTGGCGGTCAGTATGGATGCCTGTACATTGATGAGATCAACACAGCGGACATCGACTTTGTTCGTGAGGCATCCATGCGTTGCGATTATCTGATGGCAACACTGAACCCGGATGATCCGTCTCTGGACGTATACAAAGAATACATAAACTGCAGCAGGCCGCTTCCTGAATGGGAAGATGGCACACCACAGGAAATCAAAGACGAGCTGAAAGAAGAACCAAAACCCGGATGGGTACATTGGTTCTTTTCTTTTGACGATAATGCCGGTCTTCCGGAAGAAAAGAAACAGAGAATCATACAGAATACTCCGAAGGGAACAAAGATCTGGAAAAACAAGATTGAGGGGCTGAGAGGAAAAGCAACCGGTCTGGTATTTCCAAATTTCCTCAGAAAGAAGCATGTTGTTTCTGAGGAATGGGTCAGGTCCCAGATGGCAGCAGGCAAGATCAGATTTAAAAAGTTTACTTGCGGCCTCGATACTTCATACTCATCCAAGTCCCCGGACACGATTGCAATGATGTTCCAGGGGATTACGGAAGACAGGAAGCTGATCACACTTGCTGAGAAGGTATACAGCAACAAAGATCTGGATCAGCCGCTTGCCCCGTCAGATACGGCAGTAAAATTTATAGAGTTTCTGGAAAGATGCCGCAAAGACTGGGGATTCGCAAAAGATACGTTTGTTGACTGTGCAGATGCAGCGACAATCACAGAATTGCGGAAGTATAAGCGACTGCACAGCTGTCTTTATAATTTCGTGGAATCATACAAGAAAGTAACAATACTGGATAGGATCAAGCTTCAGCTTGGCTGGATCCAGCAGGACTGCTATCTGGTTTTAGATACATGCACCAATCATATCTCTGAGATGGAGAAATATTCCTGGGATGATGAGAAAGACGTTCCGGAAGATAAAAACGATCATACGATCAACTCGCAGCAGTATGGCTGGATTCCATTCCGGAATATGATTGGATTTGAGGTGGAGGAACAGAAAAGGTGAAATGGATGGAAAGATTAAATGAAAACATAAAAAAGACTGTCAGGAGCTGGTTGAATGTTCTTCCGGCAAATCCCTTTAACTTCCAGGTTAATGAGATGATGGATTTTGAAGGACATGCGATTCTGAATCGTATCTGGTACAGAGGCGACGGCAATGAGCTTGAGCAGATCTATCAGCAGAATGCAGAATTTGCAGATAAACACAAGTTCTGGGCCAGCAGATCAACACCTGGCATGGATATGCGTAAGATTCACACAGGTCTTCCAGGACTGACAGTTAAAGTGCTTTCTTTTGCTGTTCTTCCGGATATGAACGAATTTGAATTCGAACAGCCGGCACAGGAACAGTTGTGGAAAGAGATTGAGGAAGACAATAAGTTTTATAAAAAGATTGAAAGCGCCCTCAAAGAAACACTGTTTATCGGAGATGGCGCTTTTAAAGTTGCTATAGATACTACGATTAGTGAATATCCGATTCTGGAATGGTATCCGGGCGAAAGAGTTGAATTCGTTTACCAGAGAGACCGGATCCGGGAGATTGTGTTCAAGACACCATACAAAGAAAAGGGCAAAGTGTACGTCCTGAATGAGCGTTATGGATATGGCTACATCATCAATGAACTGTATCTGGATAACAAGCTAGTTGATATCAAGTCTATCAAAGCAACTGAAAATCTGACAGATATCACATTTGATGAATCAATCATGCTTGCAGAACCATTCATGATCTATGAATCAGCCCGATATGAGGGCAGAGGCGGCAGTATATTTGATGGCAAGCTCGACAGCTATGATTCACTGGATGAAACATGGTCCCAGTGGATGGATGCACTGAGAGCCGGCAGAGCAAAGACCTATATTCCAGAATGTCTGGTGCCACATGATCCGGAAACAGGAATGCTGATAAAACCGAACCCATTCGACAATCGTTACTTTGCAGCAGACGGGGATATGCGAGAAGGTCAGAAGAATCAGGTCATCACTGATCAGCCGACTATTCCACATGACAGCTACATGGCATCGTATATAACAGCTCTGGATCTGTGCCTGCAGGGCGTAATCAGCCCATCGACATTGGGAATCGATGTAAAGAAACTGGATAATGCAGAAGCACAGAGAGAAAAAGAAAAGACTACATTGTATACCAGAAATGCAATCGTAAAGGCACTGCAGGAAACCCTTCCGGGAGTTGTTTCAATGTGTATCAATGCAGATAATATTTTGCACAATAAGGGCATTGAAGAAGTAAAGGTCAATATTCCGTTTGGAGAGTATGCGAATCCGTCATTTGAAAGCCAGGTAGAAACAGTTGCCAAGGCTAAACAGGGCGGCATTATGAGTATTGAGCGGTGCGTAGAAGAACTGTACGGTGATACACTGGATGATCATTGCAAGGAAGAGGAAGTTGCCCGTTTAAAGGCAGAGCAGGGAATACAGGACATGGAAGAACCAGCAGTTAACCTGGATGCAGGTAATTTCCGCGTAGATCTGGAAGGTGGTGAAGGTGATGCGGGTAAAGGTAGGACCAAGAATGTACCGAATGAGCCGAAAGGAATACCAGGGAATGCTTCAAATAGCAAAGGAGCAGGTGCCGATGGGTATTTACGCGGTAGAGAAAGCTGATTACGCAGAGTTCCGGAGGGACAAATGTGAAAGTATCACAAAACTGAAGGAACTGACGAGACAGTTTAAGTCACAGGGATTCAAGGTATGGTCAAATGGCAAAGATAAATGATCAATATGACATCGGTACTGCTTTTGAAGCGATTGAAAATGAACTAATCGCGTCTATGATCAGGAACTTCGAGAATCACAAGCAGGAAGAGACAGATGAAAAGAAACACTGGTCCATGTGGCAGGCAGAAATGCTGAAATCTCTGGAAAAGTACAAGCATGACAACCAGAAGAAATATGGCAAACAGTTTAAAGACATCAACAAAAAGATTGAAGCGCTGATCAGCCTTGCAAGATCTGAAGGTGGTATGAACCAGGAGAAAAGGATCCTGGAGGAGATCAAGAATGGATTTCCTGCCAAGAAGATAACTAAAGGCGGTACTGCTGAATTCTTCAAAGTCAATGATCGTAAGCTGGACGCATTAATCCAGGCAACCACAGCAGATATGCAGAAAGCAGAAGCGGCAGTTCTGCGTATGGCAAATGACCAGTACCGTAAGATCATATACAATGCTCAGGTATATGCGAATACCGGCGCAGGAACGTATGAGAAAGCCGTGGACATGGCAACAAAGGATTTTCTTTCAGCGGGACTGAATTGTGTTGAATACGCTAACGGAGCACGACACACGCTTTCTGATTATGCAGACATGGCAATTCGGACCGCAAGTAAAAGAGCTTACCTGCAAGGAGAAGGCGAAATGCGGCAACAGTGGGGGTTACATCTTGTAATTATGAACAAACGAGGATCCCCGTGCCCGAAGTGTCTTCCGTTTGTGGGAAAAATTCTGATTGACGATGTGTGGAGTGGTGGCAGCAGTAAAGATGGTAAATATCCATTGATGTCCTCAGCAGTGGCAGCTGGGCTTTATCATCCCCGATGCAAAGATTCTCATACTACATATTTTCCGGGCATCACGAAAGTAGATCCGAAATATAACAAGCAAGAGATTGCTGATATTGAAGATACAGCGAAACAGGAAGCTAAACAGCAATATGCTGAACGTCAGGAAAAGAAATTTGGAAGACTTGCAGATTTTTCACTGGATCCAGAGAACCAGAAACAGTATGAGAAGATGCAAAATCGGTGGAAACATGTGCGGATGCGAACTGGTGGTATGGACAGTCGAGAGTATACGGACTTCAAAGATTTGGAAAGGATGCAAGGGTTTGAAGACGTCACGGATGAATGGAAGAAAAAAGCAACACCTAATTCTCATAACGTTGAAGAAATATATAAATACAAAATCAAAGATTCTGTATTCACCGTGGATGGAAAAAATGTTTTGTTGGATTATTCAGATAAGGAACGACGAATTGCTGAGTTGCTGAAGGAGGAACTTGGAGGGAAAATATCTTTGGTTCCAAGGGTATTGAATCCACAGGGAATATCCACTCCAGATTACATATTTAGAGACGAAGCGTTTGATTTGAAAGAATTATCTGGAACGAGTAAAAATCTGGTGTATAACGCAATTGCAAAAAAGAAGAGACAAGCACCAAATTTTATACTTGATATTTCAAAAAGTCCACTGGATGAAAATGAGATTGCCAGGCAGATAGAAGAAATATATTGGTCGAGACACACTATGTTTGTACAAAAAATCATTGTAATCAAAGATGAAAAAATAAGAAAGATATATAAAAGAAACAGGGAGAAATGATGGCCCAACCCAAAATGTGGGGGTCAGGTATCATTCCTCCCTGTTAAGATATCTTATGGATATATTACAACAATATTCATAGAAATGCAATAATTTTAAGAAAGAGAGGATATGAAACATGAAATTTGAAGAAGCGTTAAAAGCAATGAGATCTGGAAGTAAAGCAAAATTACCATCCTGGGGAGGATATTGGTATTGGAGTCCAGAGAAAGAAACAATCATCATACACACAAAAGGCGGACAGGAAATGGATATTCGAGAAACACAGAGCGTTGTATATACACTTCAGAATATCCTTTCTGATGAATGGATTATTGCAGATGAAACCAATTGCCCTCAGCTTGGAGGAGAAGCAACATTTTCCTTCGGAGAAGCAATTAAATATTTAAAAAGAGGAATGAAAGTATGCCGTAAAGGATGGAATGGCAAGAAACAGTATATACAGCTTGCGACCAGTATTTCTTACAAGACAGCGAATGGTGAAGTTGTGAATTGCGAACATGATGCTATCGGCAATATGGCGATTGCTTTCGTTGGAACATCTGGTGTACAGATGGGTTGGCTTGCTTCCCAGGCAGATATGCTTGCGGAAGATTGGAAATTTGCGGAGGAATAAGAGCATGAAGAAGAAAATGGCAGCAGTAATTGCACTGGTACTTCTGATCTGTATCACAGCTACCGGATGTACAGAAGCAAATCAGGTAAGCTATAACATCTCCAAAGAAGCAGATAACTTCAATGTAACTCGAAAGCTCACAGTTCTGAATGCAAGGACAGATACCATTCTTCTGGAGCTGACAGGAACATTCGCGCTGAAAAACAATAATGCAAATGAATTGGAAGTAATCATTGAAACAGCAGAGAACAAATATCAGAAAGATTATGTGTACTTGAACGATTATACAATGTATGTAGTTGAAGACATTTCTGGAGCATCTGTGGATAAGTACCACTATGAAATCAATTTCCTTCCGGAATTTGGATTTAAAGTAACTCGTGATGACTGATTTTACGCCGGCGCAACGAGGGGAGGTGAAAATAGTGAAGATCAGAGTGATTCATGATTTCTATGACAAGGAAAATGATCTGAAGCTCAGGTCTGTTGGTGATACATTAACAGTATCCAAGGACAGAGCAGAGTATCTGGTAAGAATGAAGATTGCAGAGGTTATCGATTCGAAAGGCGGTGATCCGGAATCTCCCATTGAGGCGCAGGGTTAAGCGTCTTATTTTTATGCCCGAAGGCATTAAACTACGCGGAGACACCGGGTTATCAACTGTTTTTGTGAGACACACGTAAAACTGTATTCGTGCAGACAGCACATAAAAAACTGTAAAGGAGTATGTAGAAATGTTTAAGAGATTTAGATGCAAAGTACCAATGAACCTGCAGAAATTTGCAGAAGGAGGATCTGGCGATGGTGGGGGAGCAGGTGGCTCAGCAGCAAATGGTGGAACACCACCGGCAGGAGTACAGCAGACACCACAGTTTGATTACGACAAGCTGGCCAGTCTGATCGCAGGAAAACAGACTGTAACAGAAGAATCTGTTCTGAAAGGTTACTTTAAACAGCAGGGACTTTCAAAAGAACAGATGGACCAGGCTATTGCATCCTTCAAACAGCAGCAGGCAGCAAATCAGCCGGATGTTGCCGGAATGCAGAATCAGATCACAGAGGCACAGGCACAGCTTGCAGCATCTCAGAAAGCTGTTCAGGCAGCACAGGCAGAGAGTGCAGCTACAATGATGGCTGTTTCTTTGGGAATCGAAGCAAAGACAATTCCATATATCCTCAAAATGGCAGATTTAAGCCAGGTCATGGGAGAAGATGGAAACATCAATGAGGAATCATTGAAAACAGCAGTAAACAAAGTACTGGAAGACGTTCCGGCACTGAAACCGCAGACGGATGGTAAAACCGGTTTCACACAGGTAGGAACAGGTGGGAATCCGGCACAGCATCCACAGCAGACAACAACTACAAACCAGACAGCAGTACCGACAAAGCGTTGGAATCGTTTTAATAATTAATCAATGTGTCCGATTCGGACACCACAAAAAAGAAAGAAGGTATAATAAATGGCAAATTTAAACTATGCAGAACAGTGGAGTCCAGAACTCCTCGAGATCCTGATGCAGGGAACCCTGACCTCTCCGTTTGTGACCAGCAATGTAAGATGGCTGGATGCAAAAACATTCCATTTTACACAGATGAGTACATCTGGCTATAAAAATCATAACCGTAAAGGCGGCTGGAACACGGGAACTTATGATCAGAAGGATATCCCGTATACACTGACACATGACCGTGACGTTGAATTCATGGTAGATAAAGCAGATGTGGATGAAACGAATGCTACAGCATCTATTCAGAATATTTCCCGTGTATTTGAACAGACATGGGTTGTTCCGGAAACAGACGCGCTGTTCTTCTCTAAAGTTGCCCAGGCAGCACAGAATACAGAAGTATACCATGGATCCACAGCCACATCCGCATACACAAAAGCTAAAGTATTTGGCATGCTGAAGGCTATTCTTGCAAAAGGAAAACTCAGAAGATACAAAGCACAGGGTTCGCTGATTATGTATGTACGCAGTGAGATCATGGATGCCCTGGAGCAGTCTACTGAGTTCACACGTAAGATCGAGATGACACAGATTGCAGAAGGCGGCATGGGAATCGAGACTAGAGTAACTGACATTGACGGAGTACCGATCATGGAAGTTATTGACGATGAGCGTTTTTATGACGCATTTGACTGGAATCCGAAAGATGGCGGTTTTGCACCGACCGGAGCGGTATATAAAAAGACTGAGGACGCAGATATTGTAAAAGGCAAAGAGTACTATACAACATCTGATGAGCAGAGCTATTCAAAAGTGGAAAGCCCTGTAAAAGAAAGTCTCAGCACTTATTATGAAAAAGCACCGGGCAGCCATAAGATCAACGTACTTATTGCATGCGGACAGACCTGCAAGACAGTTCCGAAGATCAACAGTATCTATTATTTTGCACCAGGTACACATACAAAAGGAGATGGATATCTGTATCAGAACAGATCTTTCTCTGATGTATTTGTATTTCCAAATGGACGCGACGGTAAGATTGACAGTGTTTATGCCGATGTAGATACTGAGGAATATACAGCAACGGAAGAGTGATTTGAGGTGAATACATGTCCTACAAATCATATGTAACCGAAGATTATTATCAAAATCAGCATGATGGTGATATTATTCCGGAAGAAAAAATAGAGAAAGCTTTGAAACAGGCATCCAGGCACATTGATTCCCTGACTTACAACCGTATTGTGAGTCAGGGATTTTCTTCCCTTACAGAATTCCAGCAGGAAATCATCCGGGAAGTCGTATGCATGCAGGCAGATTTTGAGTATGAGAATGCGGATGAGATCAACAGTGTGCTGTCTTCGTACAGTATCAACGGTGTATCTGCACAGTTCGGCAGCAGTTGGAATGTGTTCACGGATAAAGGCGTGGCGATGAAGCGTGATGTGTATGCACTGTTACAGCAAACTGGATTATGCTGTATGTTAGCGAGGTGATCACATGAGATATCCATGTTTAGTCCCTAAAAGGCTCTGCAAGACAGATATCACCTGTAGCTTTGAGAGAGAAGGTTTGAACGAGTACGGAGAACCACTTAAGGCCATAGAGTATTCCGGAAAGTGTAATTACCAGGATAAAGCAAGAACAGTTCTGACAGCAGAGAAGAAATTGATACAGATTACCGGCACGGCGCTGTTTCCGGGTGACATCTGTCCAGATCTGCCGGTTATCTCTGGTGGATCCGCTACGATATTTGGAGTGAAAAGACGAATCGAGCAGGGGACAAAAGCAAGGAATCCGGATGGATCTGTAAATTATACTGAGGTGATGCTGGCATGAGCAATCTGATCAACGTGAATTCCGTGATAAAACTGAATCTGCCGAAAATCCGACAGCTGACCGATGCACAGATAACTGCTTTAGAGCAGACCGCAGAAGCACTTCATACGGAAGTTGTGCAAGCACAGGTATTTCCACGAGATACAGGTAATCTCCAGAATGAAAGCACGTTCCTGGACAGATCAGAAAGCAGTCATGGAAAGGTATCAATTATATCCAGTACTCCATATGCCCGCCGTCTGTATTTCCATCCGGAATATCATTTTCAGACTGGAGAGAACCCGAATGCCCGTGGCAAATGGTATACAGACTGGCTTCCGGGTGGTAAAGAAGCTGATTTCGCGGCTAAGGCATTCAAAGAAATCTATAGGAGGTTGACGGGCGTATGATGTTAGCAGACGTAAGAGATTATATCGATTCTCTTGGCATTGCGGAACACGTGTATATGGGAAAACTTCCAGACAAGGAAGATAAGTCTGTTGGAGCATACAATAGCAAGCACCAGTATCCGTATCACGCAACTCTCGGAGGACCATCTCTGGAAGGCTACGGCGAGAAATACGTGACTATATTGGTGCATTGGAATAAATCTCCAAGAGATACAGAAGAAGCGGCTACAGAGCTGTTTGAGAAACTGAGAGCCATGAGAGATGCAACAATCAACAATGAAACGATTAAGTTTTTTCAGCCCCTTTATCCAATTCAGGATGTCGACACGGATGATGCCGGTATTTATGAAATGGTCATAGAAGGAGCTTTTATTTTTGAGAAGAAGAAAGAAGGTAAAAAGGAATGAAAATGAATCTTCAGAAGTTTGCAGGAAAAACAACTAACGTATTTCCTGTATCAGCCAATCAGTTTAAGCTTGGCGCTGATAAAGAATCCGCTACAACTGTAGCAGATCTGCAGACCTTCTCACCGTCTTTTTCCAATGGGGTAGAAACTTGGACTCCAATGGATACAGAAGGATGGCAGAGAGCATTAATGACAGCCAAAGCCCTTACTATTACGCTTAACGGCAAGAGAAACATCGGAGATACCGGAAATGACTTTGTAGCAGGTAAACAGTTCAAGAATGGACATGACGCAGAAGGGTATTTTGAGTGGATTTTCCCGGATGGTACGAGCGTATCATGGGCGAACGCTGTGTTTGATGTAAAGAACTGCGGTGGCGGCGATGCTACAAATGTAGGCGCACTGGAATTTGACGTGATCAGCAATGGCAAGCCAACTTTAGTACCAGCAGTGTAATCCTGGGATTTTTTTGCGTGGAAAAAAGGAGAGATAGAAAAATGGCGAAAAAAATCAACATTACAGACAAACTGAATTTTGAATCCAATCCGATCATTGTGATCGGAGATCTGGAAGTAGAAGTAAAATCAGATGCGGAGACAGTGCTCCGGCTGATGGGAGTATTCGCAGAGAATTCTGAACTGCAGGCGGTTGGAGAAGCATTGGAGCTTATCTTTTCCCCAGAAGATGTAGAGAAGATCTGCAAGATGGAGAAAGATGGAAAGAAACTTTCAGCAAATTCTTTGATGACTATTATTCAGTCTGCTATGGAATTGGTCATGGGAGAAGACAAGGGAGAGCAGTGACCCGTACTATGATCTGATAGATGATTTTGATCTAATCATATCATCTTTTCAATCACAGTACGGGATTCGTTTATCCAGAGAGCTTCCGGAAGGAATGAAATGGGAAGAGTTCAGAGATCTTCTTGTTGGTATTGCCCCGGATACAGCTCTTGGAAGGATTGTTTCCGTTCGCGCAGAAGACCGGAAAGAGTATCTGGAGAATTTCACACCGGAACAACATCGGATCCGCAACGAATGGAAATCGAAACATGCAGAATTTATAAAGAATCATACAACAAAAGAACAGATGGATGCGCAGCTTGATGCGATGAAAATGGCATTTATGCGTATGGCAGGCCTTGGAGGTGATTAAAAATTGAAAGATTAAAAGTAAAATGCCCTTTTTGCGGACATGAGCAGAAAGTACAGTACACCCCGGATGCAAGATGCCGGGGTGTCTTTTTTAAGTGTCAGGCAAGGCACTGCAAGAAAGAATTTGAAATAAAGATAAACCAGGACAAGTAGTGCCACTGTGCCGATGTCCTCGCGACAGAGGCAGGTGGTATATATGTCAGCTACAAGTATTGGACAGATCGGACTTGATCTGGTTGTAAATAAAAATCAATTCGAGAGTCAGATGGCCGGAATAACCGGTCTGGCAAAAAAAACAGGTGCCGCACTTACGGCTGCTTTCGGCATAAAAAAGCTGGTTGATTTTGGAAAACAGTGCCTAGAGCTTGGATCTGATCTTGCAGAGGTTCAGAACGTTGTAGATGTTACTTTCCCGCACATGACCTCAGAGGTCGATAAATTTGCAAAGAGCGCTGCACAAAGCTTTGGTCTGTCAGAGACCATGGCAAAACAGTACACCGGTACGTTTGGTGCCATGGCAAAAGCCTTCGGATTTTCCGAAAAACAGGCTTACGACATGGGAACAACATTGACTGGTCTGGCTGGTGATGTAGCATCTTTTTACAATTTATCGCAGGATGAGGCTTATACAAAGCTGAAATCGGTCTTTACTGGTGAGACGGAATCGCTGAAAGATCTCGGTGTCGTAATGACACAAACGGCTCTTGATTCCTATGCCATGGCAAATGGCTTTGGTAAAACAACCTCGGCAATGACTGAGGCGGAAAAAGTAGCTCTACGATATCAGTTCGTTCAGGACCAGCTGTCTGCAGCACAGGGCGATTTTGCCCGTACGTCTGATTCGTGGGCCAACCAGTGCAGGATTCTGAGCCTGCAGACGCAATCACTCATGGCTACGATTGGACAGGGACTGATCAATCTGTTTACCCCGGTAATCAAGGTGATCAACATTGCAATCGGTAAACTTGCTACGCTGGCGAATGCATTTAAAGCATTTACGGAACTGATTACAGGGAATAAAGCTAGCAATGGCGGCAGTAATGGTGTATCAGAGATAGCTGCTTCTGCAGCAGATGCAGGTGACAGCCTTAACGGTGCTTCTGATGCAGCTTCTAATCTGACTAACAATACCAATAAAGCTGGCAAGGCAGCACAGAATGCAGCAAAGAAAATGAAATCCCTTATGGGATTCGACCAGATCAACAAACTTGATTCGCAGTCCAGTACATCATCTTCAGGAACTTCACCATCGACAGGCAGTACAGGAACGGCAGGGAATGGAGTTGATTATGGAAAGCTTGCTGATGGCGATACAGTCATCGATAAGACAGATGAAAAGTTATCTGCTCTGCAGAAACGTTGCCAGGAACTTGCAAAACTGTTCAAGAAGGGTTTTGAAATTGGATTTGGCGATTCTCAGAAAAAGATAGATTCCATCAATAAATCTGTAAAGAATATTGGTAAAAATCTGAAAGAGATCTTCACGGATACAGCAGTTGTAAATGCGGCAAATCGATGCGCAAATAATATCGCTCTTGCTTTTGGCAAGATTACTGGTTCTACGGCCAGAATCGGGCTTACGCTGGCAGACAATCTTGTTGGAGGCGTTGATAAATACCTTGCAAAGAGCAAAGGTTATATCAAAAAGCGCATTGTTTCATTATTTGATGCGACAGGTGAGATTGCGAAACTCTCAGGAGATTTCAGCGTTGCGCTGGCAGATATCTTTGATGTTTTTTCAGGAGATGATGCCAAGGCAATCACTGCAGATATCATCCAGGTATTTGCAGATGGATTTCTTGGAGCTGCAGATTTGGCAGTTAAATTCAAAAGAGATTTTGTATCACTTTTTACTGTTCCGGTCATCCAGAATACAGACAAGATCTCCGAAACACTGGAGAACATGCTTGGACGTTGGAGAGTTACGTTTGATGCTCTTTCACAGAGTTTTACTGATACATTCGACAAAATCAATTCAGTTTATGATCAGTATTTCAAACCCTTTGTTGACTCCATCACACAAGGCATATCGGATATCCTTGGAACATTCCTTGATGCTTATAATACATATCTTTCACCATATCTGGACTATATATCAGATAAATTCAGCTCTGTATGGAAGGAACATGTTCAGCCGGCACTGGATGGAATTCTTGAATTGCTTGGTAAAGTATTTGAGAATCTAAAAGCATTATGGGAAACAGCACTGGTTCCATGTATCGAATGGATAGTTAACAATATAATGCCGGTTCTTGGACCGATCATTGGAGGCCTTGGAGAGCTTATTTTAGATCTTCTGGCAGTTGCAGGTGATGTGATTAAGAGGATTACAGATATTCTGGGTGGTTTCATTGATTTCTGTACCGGTGTATTTACAAATGATTTCTCGAAATGCTGGCAGGGAATTGAAGAAATCTTACAGGGATTCAAGATAATTGCAACATCAATCTTTGACTTTGCGAAGAAATACATCTTCCAGCCATTCATTGATTATGTGAAGGGGATCTTTCGGACAGACTGGTCGCAGAGCTTTGGTCTGTTGGGAACAGTCCTGAATACATTTTTGGAATCCGTGAAGCGTATTTGGGGAGACGCCAAGACGATTTTTAATGGAATCATAACTTTCATAAAAGGTACATTTCATGGAAATTGGAAGCAGGCGTGGTCCGGAATTAAAGATATCTTTAAGGGAATTTTCGATTCCCTTGTGACATTGGCAAAGACTCCGCTGAATGCCGTGATTGACATAATTAATAATTTAATGCACAAACTCAATTCCGGACTGTCTGCGATAGAAAACGCATTTTCTTTCAGCTATGATTTTACGAACCCTATTACGAAGACCAGGCACTATGGCCATTATGGCTTGTCTCTGCCAAGGGTGCCAACGATTCCGCATCTGGCACAGGGCGGTTATGTAAAACCAAATACACCACAGCTGGCCATGATCGGTGATAACCTGCATCAGGGCGAAGTTGTTGCGCCGGAAGATAAGTTGAAAAAAATGGCAATTGAAGCGGCAATGGCAGCAGGATCCGGAGTAAGCAGAGCTGAATTGGAATCTATCATAAACCGGGCTGTGATGAGAATTGTTGCAGCGTTAACGAATATGGGATTCTATCTGGATTCCACACAGATCGCCAGAGCAACTCAGGAGGCAAAAGCAGCTATGGACATTAGATATAACTCTGTGGAGGTAAAATGATGGCGAAGAAAATATTATGGTCTGGGAGTACTGTGCTCCCAGCACCTACGTCTTTGAGCGTAAACGATGAGATCATATGGACCTCCGATACCGGACGTACATTATCGGGCTTGATGATTGGCAGCGTGGTAGCACAGAAAAAGAATCTGAGTATTAAGTGGGAATATCTGACAGAATCGCAGGTAAAAGTAATTAAAAATATTCTTGTGCCTGGATTTTTTCCTTTATCGTTTCATGATGATGGGATTGACATCACGATAAATTCTTATAGGGGCACATTGAGCAAAGAACATCTTGGGTATATAGGGGATGGAATCTACTGGTACAAATCTGTATCGGTAGATATTATACAGAGGTAGCAGAATGATAAAGACAACATTGGCTTATAAAGAAGCTGCAAAAGAAAATGGAATACTTCATCATGAGGTGCGTATTGAGTTCCAGGATGAAAGTACTATAACTGTGGATGATATGGATATTTTTTCACTGCAGATATCGGAAGCAAGTTCAAATACAAGTAGTTTTGATTTGGGAGCGGCAAACGCCAATCAGCTTACACTGAAGCTCAACAATATAGATGGAAAATTTGATACACATGATTTCAGCGAAGCATTAATTACTGTGAAGATAGGGCTTGAACTTCCGGACGGATCTACAGAGTGGCTGAATAAAGGAAACTTTAGTGCGGAACCAGGCGAAGAGTCAGGAAACACGATAGCAGTAAAGGCATTTGACGATATGGTAAAGTTTGATCAGCCTTATTCTTTGAGCAAACTTGCATATCCTGCCACATTGGGAAATATAGTAAGAGACGCTTGCAGTTGCTGTGGAGTGACCTTGGCACCAGACACGGCATCGTTTGATAACGATAATTATGTAGTGCAGAATCGACCTGATGATTCATCCGTGACATTCCGACAAGTATTACAGTGGGTGGGACAGATCGCATGCAAATTTTTTGTAATCAATATTGATGGAAAATTATCTGCGAGATGGTATAACACTGAAATATTGGAATCAATGTGGGGTTATAAAGAAGACGGTGGCCTTTACAATATAAATGGCGAATTGATAGAAGACAGCAGTGGACTGATAATTGTGGAGGAAACAGAAGGAATAATAAAAACAGATGCTCTTTTATCTGGTTCAGTAATAAAGACCGACGATGTAGTAATCACAGGAATTAAAGTGGTTGAAGAAGATCAAGGTGATACATCTGCGGAAACAACTTATCAGTCTGGTGCTGAAGGATATGTGCTGGAGATTTCCGGCAATAAACTGATTCAGGATGGAAATGGTGCAACGATTGCATCGTATCTTGGCGAACGGTTAAATGGATTGCAGTTCAGGCCAATGGAAGTTGATGTGCCGACAGATCCGGCGCGCGAGGCTGGTGATCTAGGACTGATAACTGATGCCAGAGGCAGACACTACAAAACAATATTTACCAATATAGAGTATAACGCTCATGCAGCGCAGAAGCTCACATCTGGGGCAGAGGCACCAACACGTCTCTCAAGTGTTAGATATAGCCAGGCTACCAGAGTATATAAAGAATTACGTGCAAACTTGAAAAAGCAGAAAACGGAATGGGATGCTGCATTTGATAAGCTACAGTCTGTGATGAAAACAAAGAATGGACTTTTTCCGATTCGTGAAACACAGGAGGATGGTAGCAGCATTCTATATTTTTGCGACAAACCAGAACTGTCTGATGCGTCTATTGTTGTTAAATTCAGTGCTGCAGGATGGGCCATGTCGACAGATGGCGGTAAGACATGGAATTCCGGCTGGCTGGTTGATGGAACCATGATCGCTTCTATATTGAATGCAATTGGAATCAATGCAAAGTGGATCAATACCGGAGCATTAACAATAAAGGATCCTGATGGAAAAATTATATTCGAGGTTGATGTAGATAAAAAGTCAGTGTACATGAATCCTGATGTCTTGAAAATTGGAGATGTTGCATTATCAGACAAGATAAAAAGAATGGATAATAGTATTGCGGCAGCTAAAAACATGACGATGATCTTGTCAAATGAATATCAGGCCGTGGCAGCAGATGCAAATGGAAAGATTGAGGGAACATTTCCCGTGATCCAGACAAAAGTTATGGTGATGTATGGATCCAGTGATATATCTGCAGATTGTTCTTACACAATTACGAAATCCGCGGCTGTTGCCGGGAAATGGGATGAAACAGCCAGGACTTACACAGTAACCGAGTTAAATGCGAACGATGGGTGGATAGATATCAAGGCAGTGTATCTGCAGAATTTGGTGATAACAAAAAGATTCACTGTATCAAAAGTCAGATCCGGAACTAATGGTAAGGATGGTACACCAGGAAGAACGTATATGCTCGAATCATCCTGCAGCATACTAAAACGTGGCGCAGGAAAAGTGATCAGTCCGAATTTTTTGGAATTCAAGGCTTATTATCGAGATGGAAACGAAGCAACCAGGCATCCATATGCGGGACGTTTTGTAGTCGAAGAAACCACTGATGGAAATACCTGGAGTACCATATACACAAGTTCATCAGACGAGAACACGGTACGGCATTATCTGTATACGATTCTGGTAGATGAGAAAGGGCAGACAATAACTGATGGAAATGGAACTACGATCGGTATTCCAAGGGATGTAGTAAGCATCAGATGCAGGTTATATCAGGCCGGCGGCACGGTCAATATGTATGACATGCAGAGTGTATCGGTTGTGATCGATGTTGAAAGTCTTACGCAATCGCAAATCGTAGAAATACTATCAAATGATGGTGCATGGAAAGGCCTGTACTACAAGAATGGCCAACTGTATATCAGCTTCAGTGCGGCACTTGGCGGTGAATTGACGTTGGGCGGCGAAAAGAATGGAAACGGTTATCTGAAAATTAAAGATGCCAATAATGCTGCTAGAGGATTAATTGATCGCTCTGGATATGCTGTATTTACAAGCTACGAAGAAAATTCAAAGTACATGAAATATACAGGTGTACAGTTTTCAAGCGATGGAATATTCCCTGTTGATATCAAGAAGTTCTTTGACGATGAAGTAGATATTGAAATTGAAAATAGTGAAAATTGGGGAATCAGTTGGAATGATAACAGTCTAAACGTATATGCCACAGAGGTATCGGCTGACACTGGTACATTTGAAAATTTAACTGTTACTAATCCTGCATCTTTCGCAAAATCACCAAAGATAGAAGACATGGAGTATACGACATCATCAAATACTATTTGTTGGGATGGACGTACAGGATACAAACAGCTGATGCTGAAATCTTCATCCTCGAAACGCTATAAAGATATTGGAAACAATATTTCAGAGCAAGAAATTGAAGAATGGTACAATATCGAACCAACGTGGGCGAAATACAAAAAGGGATATCTAGTTAAAGGGGACGAGAATGAAGGAAGATATATCCCGATGTTTATTGCTGAGAATGTAGAAGCATTCTTTCCAGAAGCTACTCGGCATCAAAACGGACTTGTTGAGGACTGGAACGAACGTATCATGATACCTGCAATGTTCGCAATGCTAAAAAACCAAAAAGCTCAACTTGACAGGCAGGAAAAACTTATTAAGAAACTATATGAAACACTTAACATAAAGGAGGATTAAAATGGCAGTAAAAACAGTACAGGCTGTAATCAATGGCCAGACCTATAATCTTACTCTGAATAGTAGCACAGGAAAATATGAAGCTACGATCACAGCACCCAGTAAGTCCAGCTATACATTAAGCGGACACTATTATCCGGTAACTGTAAAAGCAACGGATGATGCTGGAAATACAACAACCAAAACAGATTCAGATGCAACATTAGGTGGATCACTAAAATTGCAGGTCAAAGAGAAAGTTGCACCTGTGATTGCGATCACAGCACCGACGGCAGGAAGTTACATCATTAACAACAAGCCGGCTATCACGTTTAAAGTTACAGATGATGATTCGGGTGTTAATCCGGCTACGATCGGGGTTACGATTGACTCCGGATCCAAAGTTACAGGAGATGCGATTACCAAGAGAGCAGTTACAGGCGGATATGAATGTACATACACACCAACTTCTGCGCTGGCAGATGGAAGTCATACGGTCAGGGTGGACGCATCTGATTATGATGGAAATGCAGCTGCTCAGAAGTCAGTTACCTTTAAAATTGATACAGTGCCGCCAACACTGTCTATTACATCACCAGCAAACGGTCTTGTGACAAATCAGGCAGCATGTACGGTTGCGGGTAAAACCAATGATGCTACATCAAGCCCGGTTACTGTGACAGTTAAGCTTAACAGCGGTGCGGCAGAAGCTGTGACAGTAGGTTCAGATGGCAGTTTCTCCAAAGCCATTACACTGGCAGCAGGAAGCAACACGATCACGATCGTAGCCACAGACTATGCAGGCAAGACTACAACTGTAACCAGAACTGTCAAACTTGATACCACACCTCCAACGATCAAGAGCGTTACGCTTACTCCGAACCCTGTTGATGCCGGCAAGACATTTATCATCAGCGTAGATGTAACAGACTGATATGGTGACCAGAGTATATGGCCTTGCCAATGGTACAGAGGTGATATTTTCCCATGCAGAGGGTAATGCATGGGAAATCACCGTGCCATGGACAGACGATGGAAAATACACAGCAGAGATTTTTGCAGAAGATGAGGCAGGAAATCTGTCCCATCTCTGTTCAATGCTGTTTGTGATTGCTGGCCACGAACTGCAGGCTGCGGTTGTATTACATGAAATGTCTGCACAAGTTGACGGTGAAAACCGGAGATACAGTACAGAATTTGTGGATCATCAGTTTATGGGAATTGTACAGGAGGGAGGATATCAGATTGAGAGTGTCGTATGTAGCAGAGATCACATTTGACTTTCCGGAGGCAAGATACCTGCGGGCGGTGGTAAAACCGAAATGTGACACAGAACTTCCGTTTGAAATCGAATCAGCATGTTGGGAATTGTACTACAAAAATGATGATGGCGAAGATGAACTTGAAAATTCCGGTGATTGCGAGATCAATGGTCATGAACTTGCAGCGTTTATCAGCCCTCAAAAAGTAGGAACATATCGTTTTAAATATATATACGAGATTGCAGGCGAAACATGGGTGGATAATGTGAAGATAAAGGCAGGGTGATTTAATGGCAGAACCAAACATTTTTATAGCGAGTGTTACACTTACACCAAATCCAGTGCAAGCGGGAAAAACATTTATATGCTCGGCAGATGTAAGACCGATCAAATATGTTTTGGATGCAGGAGATGGTACAGCATTAGATACTGGATATGGAACTATGCTACAGATCAAAGATTAAGAGGAGGAATTAAGTGTGGCAGAATCAATTAAAACGACAGTTGTTGAGAACTTACCGGAAAACGCGGCACCGGGAGGTACAGATTATATAATCACAGCACAGAAAAATATTCTGAAGAAAATCAAAATATCACAGCTGGTTGATGTGCTTAAAGAAAAACTGGGAATTAATACGTTAAACACGAAGATAACTTTTGTAAATCAAGTTTGTAAAGGTACTGGAGCAGGACATATCTATATTAATCCACCAGATACTAACAATGATTATTACTTAATAGGAGCTACTAATGCGGATTGGAACGCTTGTCCAGTTAGTATAGTTGCTGTAAGTAGGCAAAATTCTACTCATATAGTGCATTTTACGGGTAACATTGAAAATGGTAAATCTGTTCGAATACTCAGTATGTGGACACAAGCTAAATATATAACTTTTAAATCATAATATAATTTATGCTCGTATAAACATTAAATCTGCTATATAATTACCTGCTGATACAAACCCATTACAAACAATATTATAGCCATTTGATGAAACGCCTACTGCGCAAATAAGAGCTTTGTTATCTCCCGAACCAATAACACCAATATTTTGATTATTTGTTGATACTTTTACTGGTAAGGTCAGAAGAACTGTCCCATTTTGTATACCAGAAGCAGTAAGTGAATTAAATCCAATATGGAGATATAAAAAGCTATCGTTATATATACAATATGTTTGTCCAGTTTGCAAATATCCGCCACCATTATATGTTTTTAATGTAACATTTTTATTATTTATCTTCGTGTTTAGTATCCTTCTGTCAAGAGTCGCATATGTTAAGAATCAGAGCGGAGCCGAAAGGCTCTTATTTTAATGCAATTTGCGCCGGCGCAATGCCGAGAAAGGATAAAAAATGAAAGAAAATTATATCAAAGCATTTTTTACCGGAATGTTCGCACTGATCAGTTCAATGCTGGGCATACTTACAATTCCGGTACTTCTGATGGTAGCATGCAATGTGCTTGACTATGCTACCGGATTGATGGCATCTACATATCGGTCACAGGATATCAATTCCTATAAAAGCATCAGAGGAATTATGAAGAAGGTATGCATGTGGCTCCTGGTAGTGGTGGGAGCAGTGATAGATCAGCTGCTTTTGTATGCATCTCAGACTGCAGGTATAACATTGCCATTTACATTTCTGGTAGCTTGCATTGTAGCAATCTGGATTATCTGTAATGAGATCATCAGCATACTGGAAAATATTAAAGATATGGGAGTTGCAATCCCGGGATTTCTTCTGCCGATTGTGGAGCATGTGAAATCACAGGTAGAGGACAAAGCAGATGTTAATAAAGATTCAGAGGGCGAGTGATCGTCCTCTTTTTAGTGGAGGAATACAAATGCTAAAGATTATGGGACGGGCTGCAGCTACCGTAACGCAGATGCAGACCTATATCAAAAAAGTTAATCCAAAGGTGCCCGATTCGGTTATCAAGATGATTCCGTTGTACATTTCTGAAGGAGCAGTCGAGGGAGTAAGAGGCGACATTGCCTTTGCTCAGAGCTGTCTGGAAACAGGCAACTTCACATTCTCAGGGTCAGCAGTTACCTTGGACCAGAATAATTTTTGCGGAATGGGTGTGATTAAGAATGGAGTCAAAGGCAACAGTTTCAAGACACCACAGCTTGGTATCCGGGCGCAGGTTCAGCACCTGCAGGCATACGGCTCTACAGGCAGGCTGAAACAGACTGTTGTGGATCCACGATACACCTATGTAACCAGAGGATGCGCAGAGTATGTGGAATATCTCGGCATCCAGGAAAATCCACAACATTATGGATGGGCTGCCGGAAAGGACTATGGAAAGAAGATTATCACAATTCTGAATAGTATTCTGACTATGAATTCCGGAACATCCACATCAGGAAAGGAGAACACAGTGAAAGTAAACATCAAGAAGATGATCAGCAAAAAGAACTGCTATATCGGTCAGAACAAACCTGCCTATGTTGTGATTCACGAAACCGACAACTGGAGCAAAGGAGCGAATGCCAGAGCACATGCTCTTGCCATGAAGAATGGAAACCTTGCCGGTACAGTCCATTATTATGCAGATTCTTCAGAGATTTACCAGACGCTGGATCATAGTGATGGTGCCTGGGCCGTAGGCGATGGAAAAGGTAAGTACGGCATCACAAACCGTAACTCTATCAACATTGAAATCTGCGTAAATCCGGAAACAGATTACTACAAAGCAGTGGACAAGGCTGAACAGCTGGCAGCATACCTTCTGAAACAGTATGGCTGGTCAACTGATCATCTGAAACGTCACTATGATGCATCCAGGAAACATTGCCCGCGTAGAATCCTTGACGAAGGGCTCTGGCCGGGATTTGTAAAGAAGACTGCGGCTTATATGGGCGCAGGCAATACATCAACCAGCACAACAAACAAAACAACTACTACATCAACCACGAAAGGAGCAGGCTATATGTTTAATCCGGAACTTGTAAAACTTGGAAACACAGGAACATCAGTACTTTTACTTCAGGAGATTCTGATCGCGAGAGGATTTAAGGGGAAGAATGGAAAGGCTCTGACTTTATCCAGGAAGGCAGATGAAAATACAATCTATGCGCTCAAGACTTACCAGAAGTCCAGAAAAGGAGTCCTGGAAGCAGATGGAATAGCAGGTGAAAAGACCTGGAAAGATCTGATCGCGATCTAAAAAACTCCCGGCAGGCACCCATCTGCCGGGAATATTGTATCATCTGAAAAAATGTCAATTTTTGGTATTATAGGGTATTACACTCTGGTGGCCCGGATGGCGAGATCGGAGCATCT